ATAAGCTTAGCCCAGTCAGGCACAACAAATTCATCAAGCTCTGTCTGTCTTTCAAGCACAAGTTCAGCACTTGTCTTGAGCTTAGTATCCTCCCAAGGCTCTGCAAGCCAAGAGTTGACAAAGTTCTGAAATTTTTCAGGATCATCTTTGGACATCAAAAACTTCTTTGCAATAGCAGCCCAACGGACAAACGGACTGTACAAAGTGTTCATCCAAAAAGCTACACTCCTAACATACTTGGTATTATGCCTTACTGTTCTCCACTCACCCTTTTTAATCATATAATGCTTGTCCTTGTCGCTAATTATACAGCCACATTCTTGGCATACATAGTGAGCAAGTTCAGCTCTATCCGCGTAACTCATTCCTTCATCATCCGGAAACTTAATATTTTGAAATTTAAACTCAATGTATTCATCACAATAAGGACAAGGCACAAAGAAGTGCTTTTCTATATCTGCTTTTTCTTTTTCCTGCCATATATGGCCTGTTTTAAGTGTAGGCGTACTTGTTATAAATATTTTGCAGTTGTGAAATGTCTTGGTTCGTTCTATTGCAAGCTCAATAGGGTCTGCTTCTTTACTTGATGCTCCCGGGTATTTGTCAACCTCATCTAACATAAGGTATTTTATAGGCTTACTTGCAAGCCCTGAAGGTGAGTTTGAACCTGCCAAAGTAAGATACATTCCGTCAAATTGAAGTTCAAGAAGCTGTGAGTTTTCATCAAACCTCTTCTTTAGTTCCGGAGAAGTCTTAAACATAACCTGTAGTCTGTTCTCCGATACCGACTTAGCTAACATTTCGGTTGGATATACTACCATTGTTGGTGAAGGCTCCTGCATCACAATATATCCAACCATATTTTGTAATGCTTCAGTGCCACCGACCTGTGTGGGCTTAACGAATACAATCTTTTCAGTTTCGCAATTATTAAACTCATTCATTATCCCTATAAGGTATGGCGTGACTTCATTATTCCACCTTCCCGGCATTGCTGATGACTTAGAATCCAACATTCTGTATTTTTCTGCCCATTCTGATACTGTCAAGGTTTCAGGTGGTGCCAATAGCCTTAGGGCTTCCAGTTGGTAATCAGTAGCCCATATTGGAGCAGTCTTGGTTTTCTTTGCCTTAACCGGTGCAGAAGTCTTTTGTTTATTTACTGGTTTGCTTTTTGAACTTTGCCTTTTTATAGCCTTTTTACTCTTTGCCGTCTTTTTCTTTGCTTCTTCCTTTTTCTGCATTTATGATAATCTCCCTCAATAATTTGGACATTTCATCTGTAAGTTTCTTTTCTATTCGTCTCGCTTCCTCTGGCTCTACAGCTCCACTTATCTCTCCAGTTACTTTAGCTGGAATTGCCATAACATAATTTTTGAAAGTAATAAAAAACCTGCTGTAGTCAAGTTTCACATCTTCAACAGATATGTACTTACCCGTAACTATATCCGTCTTTAGTGCGTGCAGTTCTCCCTGCGACTCCTTTAGTCTGATTTCAGCTTTTAGTTTTTGGGCTTTCAACTCTTCTTCATTTTTAGACTCTGCCTTCCCATGTGCCTTATTAGACAGGTGGCTGACATATCTTTTAACTGTATCTTCCAGGTTGTATCTCTTCCCACCTTTTGCCTTTTCGGTTTCTATGATACCGTCCGCACTAAGATTCTGTATGCTTCTTACAGTAAGCCCAAATAATTTAGCAATCTGGGAGCCGTTACAATGTATTACTTCTTTTAATGCTCTATCACTCAAAATCTACTCTTCTCCTTTCTGTAAAAGTATATTAAAAAAGCATCTTACTGATTAGTAAAATGCCATTGCTCTGCCTGCTCAAATCTTTCCCTTACCATTATAGCACTGCTCACAGTGCGCCTTTGTGCTTTCTTTTTAGATTGGTTATAACTATTAATTATGCTTATATAACTTATAGTTATAGTTGGCAACGAAACCGCGATTTTATTTTAACTTTTATCGGGAAAAATGCCGCGCCTCCCACGCCCCGCTACCCCGCACAGGTGTTCGGAGTACCTTGAACGCACGTTCGATTAATTGGTTACAAAATATCATTTTATGCTTAAATAACTATGATATCTGTATCAAATACTTTGCTTTATGTACTCTTGCTAACAGTCATTAGCACTCGTTGTTGTTGATTGCTAACACAATGATTGTTTTATTATCTTTTTATAATACTAATTTGATAACTGTGTTGAATCTTCCCTAAGATTATAATAAACAAATGAGGCTGTAGACTATGCCATGGGTGGCATTACAGAGCAAAGTAAAAAAATTTATTTTACCTATTGACATATTACGTAATATGTGATATTATATAGTTGTAAGCAGATAGCAGGCGACCCAAAAGAAAGGAATAAAAAATATGGGGCTTGTGATTATTGAAATAGTGATAGTTGTAACGATAGTCTATGATATAATTAAAGGCATAAAAAACAGGGTTGACAGCGGCAAAACTAACAACCCTGATGATAAAAAACTAAAGTAACTCATTAACTAAAGCCTTCTATCTGCTTATATTATATCATAGAAAAATCAAAAATCAATAGTAGAGGTTTAGAATATGGCTGAGAATAAAAAAGAATTTAATCAGATTGAATATCAGAATAAATACATTAAAGAAAAATACGACAGGGTAGGGCTGACTATGCCCAAAGGAAAGAAGGGAATAATAAAAGCAAGAGCCCTTGAGGAAGGCATGAGTATAAATGAGTATATAAACGCCCTTATTGATAAAGACATACAATCGAGACAGTAGGACAATCCCCCATTGTTATAGTGGGGGATTTGCTTTTCAGCCTATTACATATTAAATAAATCAGAATGTGACCCAGTTCTAACTAAATACAGTATATCGTCTTGTATTTTGTATATTAAAAGCCAATCGGGCAATATATGGCATTCTCTGCAACCTTTATATTTACCGCTTAGTTTATGATCTTTGTTGCTTTCGGGTAATTCTTTAGGTATGCGCAATATATCAGTGATGTATTGAAGCATTGTTATATCATAGTTGCGTTTAATACAGGTTTTATAATCACGCTTAAATTTAGTTGATGGGATAAGCCTTAACATCTTTTATTCCTCCAATCTAGCAAAAAAATCAGAGGTTGAGCCGTCAAATGCTTCACCAGTATTATTTTTTATCATGTTATCGACTTCCTCAATCGCTTCTAATGTGTCTTGATTTGGCTCATATTCAAGCCCCGAGAATTCGTATATATTTTCCAATATATTTATAATAAATATGATTTTATCCTCAGGTAGTTTGTCAAGCATTGTTTTAGCTAACTCTATATTACTCATATTATTAACCTCTCTTTTTTAACTGCTCAATCTTTTCGTCAATGGCAGACAATACAAAGGCATTTAGGCTCTGCCCCTGCTCTTCTGCTATTACTTTTAGTTCGTCCTTCCTGCCTTTCTTAATATTCATAGTCAAGCGGTCGTACGCTTTTTCGTTGTATTTGCGTTTGGCTCTGGTGCTTGCGTTTGGTTTTTTATCTTCCATTATATTGTACCTCCTTTTCTTAAATGATAATAGCACAATTATAATACTCTTGCAAGTATAACCTTCATACTATAGTTAGTATATATTATATACTAGTGCAAGTATACAAATTGCACAAATAACAATATACTAGCACTAGTATAATTTGTGAAGTATTACGTCTTGAAAATATACTAGTGAGAGTATATAATAATACCAAGATAAACAAAAACAAACCACAAAGGAGATAAACATTATGAAAGAGTTATTAAGAAAATTAGAAGCAGCAGAACAGAAAACAAGCAAATTAGAATTAAAACTTGATGAGAATTTCGAAAAGGGAATTGACACTGAAAAAATTGAAAAACTCTTTGATGAAGCTTACAAGAAAGAGTTTGAACTTTATATTGGTTTAGCAAAAAAAATAGAAAAAATAAGTAACGGAAAAATTAATTTTGACACCGCTAAGAAGCTTATTACAGAAAGACGAAGTGAATTAAAAGAATTATTACAAAAAATAGCATAGGACAAAGGGCGCGCAAGCCCCCAGCAGAAACAATAATTAAAACCACAAAGGAGAAAATACAATGAATAAAAATTTAGTAAATGAATTAGTAAAAGAACTTTATAACAGAGAGATAACAAGTTGTCTTGACGAAGAGTACACAATTAAAGGTGCTTGTAAAGTTTTAGGAATTAAACCTAATAAAAACATAGAGCTTATTAAAGAAGCTTACAAAAAGTGTATCGGCGAAAATTTAGGTCTGAATTGTATAACACTTTTATTAACTGTCTAGCGTAACGATCTCCCCTCTCTCATATGGAGGGAGGGGCATAAATAAAAAGTACGGATTACATTTATATTATCCTGAATTAAATGAACGTGTACCAGTAGTTAAAATGACCGCTAGGCTGTCCAGGGATGGCAAGCATTACAGCATAGATACAATATATGAACTTAAGGGCAGAGGAATCACAGAGATGCCACAACCTGATAGCGATGGCATGAGGTCTTACTGGGTTACAAGCAAGGCCTTTGCACAGCTTGAAAAGCAATACCCAATATCTGAAAGATGTTTATTGGATTAATAAAAGCCCTCATATAGAGGGCTTTGTTTATGTCCTACACCTGTATTCTTCAACCACCTGCTTAACCTTGGGGAATTCTAAAAGTCTATATAGGGCTTTCCGCCAGCAGTATACTAACATTGTTTTACTCCTATGTTCCATTTTTTCAATTTCCCACCACCGCAGTGAATCAATATATCTATACTCTAATATCATTCTCCCTTCATCGTTTAAATCTAAAAATTCAATAATTTCATTTAGCCTTATATATTCCTTTTTAGCTTCCTCTATTTTTTCCTTTATCCGTATGTCTATCTCGTCCAGTTGTAATGGTAGTGTTGCACTGCCTTCTCCGGGTATTCCTTTAGCTTTTGGCATACCGTCAAATTTAACCGTTGTTAAGGGTGAGCTAAAGTCTAATAGTATCTGCTTCCTTCTATTCTCAAGTATCTTTTTTCTTTGTTTACAACGGTTATAACTTTGTAGGTATGTATCAAGTGTCTTTGCATCGGATGACAGTTTTACTTTGTGCTTGTCCATTGGCATCACCTCCCTGTATGTGTGGTTAAAATTTCCTTTTAGCCTTCCTCTTTGCCTCTTTCTCTTTTAATGCCTCAACTATATCCTCTCCCCTCACTCCGTTTAATTCTGTATGCGAAATAAGGTAATCGAAATATTCAGACTTAAAGAAGCTCTCTGTAGAGCTATTTACATATAGCCCCTTGCCTTGGAATCTTACCCTTCCCCTTAATTCGGTTTTGTAGTCATCCACGGCGCATTTGATAATGGCATATATCAGCTTATCAGCGTTATGTATCTCACTGCTTCTTGTTATCATGCTTCTACCTCTTTATACAGGCTTGCTTAACCCTTGATTAGCCTTTAAACTCATGGGTAAACAAGCCTGCGTTATATGGTTCTAATTAAATGGTAGCTCGCTACCTATGCCATCAGGTATATTCATAAACCCATCGGCATCAGGTGCGCCCATTTGTGGCTGTGTGCCTCCATCATTTCCTGCATTTCCTGCGTTATTCTGTGAGCTTGCCTTGCTTTCTGCGAACTCTATCTCTTCCACCATAATCTGTACGCTATAAACCTTCTGACCTTCTTTATTTGTATAGTTATCATTCTGGATACGTCCGGTAACTACTATCT